AAAAGTAAATAGAAAGAAAAGAAAAGAAAAGGAAAATAATAAAGAAACTTCTCCTAACGGAGAAGAAAAGAAAGACGAGCTTTCTTTGTCCCACTCCCAAAAAATTGATTGGGTAGGTTTGATGAATTGGTATAATAGCTTGTTTAGAGATAAGCTTCCGGCTATAAAATCAATGACCGAAACACGGAAGAAAGCAGTAAAAGCACGTATAGCCCAATACGGCAAAGAAAGCATTAGAACTGTATTTAACCTTGTGCTTCAAAGTTCTTTTCTTCTCGGGGGCAATGACCACAACTGGAAATGTGATTTTGATTGGATATTTAAACAAGCTAATTATACAAGGATACTGGAGGGAATTTATAATGGAAAACGAGCTGATACTGCGACAACAAGAAGGGAGTCAGTTAGCCGCCTTAAGCAACTCGCCGGAGCAATACTGCAAGGCGCTGAATCCAAGAAGGATTGAAGACGTGTTTCTTTCCCATGAACCTTTGATTGGGACTATAATTAAGAATCTTGGAGAGACAAAAGCTCGTGCAGCAGTAGTATATCTACTAGCTGACGCATTAGAATTCTTCAATGCAGCAGAAACGATGTCTGATGTCCAAGTTGCAATGACCGTAGATCTGATTATTGAGGAATATGCATACATGAAACTGGACGATATCAAGTTGTGCTTTAAAAATGCTATGAAGATGAAGTATGGCAAGATATATAATCGCATTGACGGTCAAGTTATTATGAGCTGGTTTAAGGAATACAATAAAGAGCGTTGCTCTACTGCTGATAATCAGTCATATAACGAACATAAAGCTCACAATGCAGAAGAAGCTAAGCCGACCAATGGCTTGTTTTATGAGGAATATCGTGCTGAACTTGAATCAAGAGCTAAAGATGGCGATGAAGAAGCTATAAAGGCTTTGGAGCTTTCCAACAGTATATCTGAAATGCTATGTCAAAGAAAGTTTGTCAAGCAAAAGGAGAATCTTGATAAGTTTTACACGTCAGATGGCAAAAGAAATGTTTAATGTTATAACACATAAATCATGCTAATAGGAACAACAAATCTTAATACGACTCTCAACTTAACGTATGTGTTGACAGATGTCGTAGAAACTCTTCTCCTTGACATGAGAAGTGAAATGAAAAAGCAGGGTTATGATCTGCGTCACGATGCCAAGCACAATTTCAACACAGCGATAGCCGCTATACGCCGGCTGAAGCAAGATGTAGACAAGACGCAATTCTCTACGCAGGAAAACTTCGGGAACGACTCAGATTGTCTCCTTGCTTTCATCAAGCTGCTGATAGATCGCTGCGGTGACGACGACAAGAAGATGTTCGCGTTCTACAACTACATCAAAAGTTATCCTTCGCAGCTAGGTCTTGAGCTGTCTGACGAGAAGAGTGTATTTGCGCATATTTTTAATTAATAACAAATCTGATATGAGTGAAACCGAAATTTTGAAAGATCGAATAGAGAGTTTACAAGCTGCTCTTGTTGCAAAGGAAGAAACTCACAAAATAGAGATCTGTAAGCTAATAGAAATAGATTTGAATGATACTGTGAGTGTAGAATTAACAGAATGGGGAGCCACATATCTTAATGCGACGAATGCATTTAAGAAAATTGCTACTCCGCAGAAATACCATTATAAGACTGACTATAAAGCGGGTGATGTTTACAAAAACCAACTTTGGCAGTTAATATTGGAGTTTAAAGATGGGATTAGGTTTGATAAAGAGAAGGCTTTTAATAAGTTGACAAAAGTAATTAATTAATAACTGATAATAAATGAACGGAGAACAGATAATACCGCCAATCACCGATCCATTAGGTCGGAGTTGGAGACAGCCTCACAGGAGGTTTATCGAATTGGATGATACTCATGCTCTTATGAGCGAACAGACTTTTAAAGGTTTAGCAGAATATTCCACTTCAATACCAACAGGAGTATATGATGGTAAAATGTGGAAAGGATTTGCAAATGGCGAATGGTATCTTTTATGGTTTGCTCCTGACAAAGATCCTGATAAAGCTCGTATAGAGAAAAGAAAAATATTAATAGTGTAAAACTAACTAGAAATGAATATTGGATTGTTGGCTGTGGATAGCAATTATCCTAATCTTGCCTTGATGAAGATAAGCAGCTATCATAAGGCAAGAGGTGATAATGTAGAATGGTATAATCCCCTTTGTTCTTATGATAAGGTTTACATTGCAAAAGTATTTAGCTTTACGCCGGATTACGGCTATTACATCAATGCCGATCAAGTTGAGAAAGGCGGTACTGGGTATGACATAAAAAAGGTTCTTTTGCCAGAGATTGATAGAATGATTCCTGATTACGATCTGTATAATGTTGATAAGAATTTGGCTTATGGTTTTCTGACAAGAGGATGCCCTAACAAATGCAAATGGTGTGTAGTTCCTACTAAAGAAGGCAAAATTACCCCATACATGGATATTGAGGAGATAGCCGTCAATGGGAGAAAAAACATCATACTCATGGATAACAACATACTTGCATCCGACTACGGTTTGCAGCAGATTGAAAAGATTATCTCCATAGGAGTACGTGTAGACTTCAATCAAGGTTTAGACGCCCGCTTAGTGACAGATGATATTGCCCGGCTACTCGCTAAAGTGAAGTGGATAAAACGTATTCGGTTCGGTTGTGACACACCGGGACAAATCGCAGAATGTGAACGGGCTACGGATTTGATTGACAAATACGGGTATAAAGGCGAATACTTCTTCTACTGTATTCTGCTGAATGACTTTAAAGAATCGTTTGAGCGTGTCAATCATTGGAAGAACAAAGGTGGTCGGTTCTTGCCGCATTGTCAGCCTTACCGGGACTTAAATAATCCTCGTCAAATTATTCCTCAATGGCAAAAGGATTTAGCCGGATGGGCTGATAAGAAATGGATATTTAGAAGTTGTGAGTTTAAAGACTTTATCCCGCGAAAGGGATTTGTTTGTAGTGAATATTTTAACTAATAACAAAACAAAAATGAAGAAACTATTATTAATTCTTACAGTTGTCATAGTAGCAAGCTGTAAAACCGAGAATGTATATCTGACTGTGTTTCCCATAAAACGGATTACAGAAATAACAGATACAATATATGTTGTTCCTGATAATCGCTTTAAAAAAGACTTTCATATAGCAGATAGCCTTTTCGAAAAGGCTTCTGATGAAGCGATGAAATCGGCGCATGAGAAAATCAAACATTTACTTAAAATACGGATATGGACAAAAAAAAAGATATAACAAAGAGATATACAAAAATGGCATCAACCATTGAAGATGCTGAGATATACGATGGTCGCGGAACGTATGATTTATATGAGTGTGAAAAATGTGGTCGTAATAAAATTACCACATACGCAGCCAAAGGTGTTACTCCCTTTATTATTAGATGTAGTTGTGGTGGGTTAATGCAACATACAAGGTCCTTTAAGAATGTGCCGGATTACATTCGAGTATTTAGGTGGAAAAGACCTACACTTGAACAGACAATGAAGCTATCTAAAGGGATGATGGAACATGTTCTTAATGGAGGGCTGGTATTAGATATAGATGATGAAGATTTAGAAGAGAGGAGGAAATATGAAGAATATTAAAGATTTAACAATCAAAGTAACTTATCGAGTTGGACTTGGTAATGTTGAAGTCCCTGACGAAGTTTATAATGAATTAGCTAAAGCCTATGATGAAGGTGGTGATGTACCTGAATGGGATGATGAGCTTGAAAACGCAAAAGAATGGCTTAGTGATAATATTCGAGAAGCGGATGCAATGGAATGGGAATATGAGATTGATGATTTTCAAAATGAATAATTAAAAAAATAAATTATGAAACAGACATTAGAAGAAGCAGCTATACAAGGAGCTCAAGGATATAATATAGTTAAAAGAATATTTATAAATCCGGATGGAGGAACAGCATGAGAATAAAGAATAAACGAACAGGTGCTATGTATCAATCTGACACACTTGTAAAATCGTCAAGCGGATTTTTCTGGGATAAGAAAAACCAGATGGGGGCTATAAATTTACTTTTTACCGAAGATGATAGTTGGGAGGAAGAATCAGTGACTCCGTGGATCAGCGTAAAGAACAGGTTACCGCAAACAGATGATGACCTGTACATAGTGCTTGATGTTAGGATGAATCCTCCCGGATGTGGAGTGTGTGATTTTAATCCTAAGACAGAGACTTGGATTGACTATGGTGGCAATATTGTGCGCCCTACCCATTGGATGCCAATTCCTCCTCTTGAATCAAATGATAACGAATAACAATAGAGAAAGGAACTAACTATGGGATTTACAACACCATGTTTTATTAGAAAAAACACTGAAAGATTAAGAGAGTCTTTGAAACGTTTAGGGATTAGACCACTTCTTTCTAATGAAAGATTAAATGCTATTGGAGACAACATTAAAGTATATCATGGGAGAGAAGCCGTTTTCTCTTGCTCCTATTCGCAGGAATTATATGGACATTTTCTTGATTGCGGGACAAATGAAAATTTATTTCTTGCTATTGCCGCATTAAGAGATGACACAGACCATAATCAACTCTTTGTTAATGACAAAGGAGATTGGGGTATATATCGAGGCGGTTCTGACGGTGGATTATCGGGCATAGACTTTTACGGAATGCCTAACGACCTTAATGTGGACAATTATCATAAGGCTACAGTAGAAGAGCTAATCGAACACTTTAAAGGAAAGGAGGAAATATGAAAAATTCTAAGAAGAAAGAAATTACACTTGAGTTGGTTAACGACATTCCATCTTTGATAAGAATACAGGAATTATCCCTAATAGAGTTAAAGAAGAGTGTTCGTAATCAACAAGTCATAGACTTTCAGGAGGACATTCTAAGAGTCTTAAAGGCTGTCAGTAAAATAGATATGATAAAATTAGATGAAAATTAATATGAAACAGACATTAGAAGAAGCAGCAAAAGAAGCAGCAGAAGATTGCTACGAAATGCCATATGATGAAAAATTAATCAACATGAAATTAATAAAAGAGGCTTTTAAATATGGTGCTGAATGGCAATCAAAGCAATCTCCGTGGATCAGCGTAAAGGACAGGTTACCGGAATTAGGAGATCCTGTATTAATCAGGCTTAAAGATGGTACAGTGAGGCTTGCAGTTTTGGATACAGACGATAATAGCGATGCATATTTCTGGAGTGATAATTATTCCTATGAAACGATTAGCGGTTGGGATACAACCCATTGGATGCCAATCCCTCCTCTTGAATCAAAGGGAGATTGACCATGAATGATACTATACAATCCCAAACTGTTTCTATAAAGGGGATAAATGATGCTGTAGCATATATTGATTTCTGTGATGGAGATTTATGTGTTTCAGTTGTAGTAGAAGGCAAGCAAGCAGACTTTGCTTTTGAGCCTGTTACTTTGAAAATGTTTGCCCATGCTTATAAGTTACATTGTGAGGAACTAAAGAAAGGAGAATTAGATGAATAATATATTTACAATTTGCTATTCAGAAGAAGAAGCTAACGAAATTGGACATTTCATAATGCGAAAAGGCTATGAAGGCGTTCAAAATGATAGTTACAGATATTGTCGTGAAGCGATTTGGTGGGCCTTTAAAGAAGCTAAAAGTCATCATTCGGGTTTCATATATGTTGGCGTTAGAGGTTGTCAAATGATTGTGTCCAAGACTAAAAGGGGACTTCGCAGAAACGGACTTAAATACATCGAGAAGAAACGAATGTTTTACAAATTATTGAGTAGATATTAAGTAAATTAAACTTATAAAGGATAAGTTATGTATGTAACAAGAGACAAAGACGGTGATTTGTGCCTTTTCAATGCACGACCCGTAAAGATTGATGAGTGTGGATATTGGCAACCAGCCAAAACTATGCTTGATTGGATTAAACTTGATACCGCCCTGTTTCCCGAAGTAAGTTGGGAAGATGACGAGCCGACAGAAGTGGAATTAGTGAAGAAAGGAGAATAACTATGCCAACAATACTAAGAGAAACTTATCCAACAGCCAAGAAAGAACATAGGTGTGAGTTTTGTTGTGAAAAGATAGCGATAGGACAAAAATATGTCCGTCAGACAAATGTCTATGATGGAACTATCTATGACTTTGTCACACATCAAGAATGTAATGAGGTAGCTCATGAATTGAATATGTACGATGATTGTGATGATTCAGGTTTAGACGGTGAATCCTTTCGTGAAAACTTGAACGCATACGTATATGCCAACCATTACGATGAATACACAGATGATGTTTATGCCAGTTGGCAATTGAATCATTATGAGATAGCGAAGAAAATATTGAAAGAACTTAAAACGGGGAAGTAAAATGGACCGTACAATAAAATTCAGAGGCAAAAGCATATACGATGAAGAGTGGCTGTATGGCTCTCTCATTAAGATCGAAAAGGATAGATATGCCGTCATTCCATCCTTAAACGATATCGAAATAGGGAAAAGCATCGGTATGTGTGAGGTTTGTCTTAAAACCATAGGGCAGTTCACCGGCTTGTATGACAAGAATGGTAAGGAGATATATGAAGGAGATATTCTCGGAACTGATATAATAACTGTAGGATGGGTAAAAGGTGGCGTCAGAGGCTATTGCTATGATGTCGTTTATATCAACCATCCAACAGGTGACAAAAGATGGTCGTTATATGGCACTGTAATGGAAGATTTTGAAGATAGAATAAAAGTAATAGATAACATCTACGATCACCCTGAATTAATTAAGGAGGAATAGCCATGCCAGCAAGTGAAGTATTAGACTTAATCATTAAAATAGCATTGTTTTTTATTAATGTTACAACCGTTGCCATTATCTTAATCATGATAAGCAAATGGCATGGGCGCATGGAGAATAAGCTGAACGATATACAAATGTATATTCAGCATGTAACGGACCGTAACGACATTGTATACATCAATCAGCTTGAAAGCCTCAAAAGAGAGCTTATAAAGGCTGAGCGTTACGAAGATGTAGAAAAGATAAGCAAGTGTATTGAACGGGAATACGATTATCTTAAAAGAAAGATGGAAGACAGAGAACAGATAATTAATCCTTTAAAATGATCATGAACCAAGAAATAGACAATAACCTTCTGGCGGAATGCTTGAAGGCTGCAATGAAAGAAAAGATGCTAAATAAAGACTGGGAAGTAAAGTTATGGGCTTGTTCTCGGTATAATGCACTAATCTGGGCTAAAAATGTAAAATAATAAATTTAAATCATTAACTTTGTGCTACATGTCAAGTGGCATGTAGCTAATATGACGAAAAGACATGGGATTATCAATAAAACAAGAAAATTTTTGTAATTACTATATAGAGTGCGGAAACGCATCCGAGGCATATCGTCGTGCATATCCAAGTAGTGAAAATTGGGCTGATAAAACTGTATGGGAAAGAGCATCAGTACTGCTAAAAAATAACAAGGTTTTAGCAAGGGTCGAGGAGTTGCAAAAGGAACTGAAAGACAGATCGGATGTGACTAAAGACCGGATCTTGCAGGAATTATCCGGTATTGCCTTTTCGTCAATCGCAAGCATGCATAATACGTGGATAGAAAGGAAGGATTTTGAAGCTCTTTCAGAAAGAGACAAGGCTGCCATCAGGAGCATATCAACGAAGGTTTTGAAGAAGAACATTGGCACAAGCGAAGATCCGGAGATCGTCGATGTGGAGTATGTGAAAGTAGAGCTTTACGATAAGATTAAAGCTATCGAGCGCATCTGCAAAATGCTCGGTTACGATTCACCACAGGATGTAAACGTGAACATAGCTTCCCCTATGACCAAAGAGGAAGCCAAACGAATCATAGAGGACTTATGACAGGAGAGGGATATGATTACATACGGGCATTTTGCTTGTCAGGGACATTAAATTATACGAGATACTTCTTTAAAGCAAGATTCGGTCGCAAATTTGTAGTAAATGACCATCACGTAAAAATATGTCAAGCCCTTGATGATGTGATTGATGGAAAGATAAAAAAGCTAATAATAAATATAGCTCCCAGATATTCCAAGACAGAATTAGTAGTAAAGAATTTCATCTCATATGGGCTTGCAATCAATCCATCTGCAAAATTCCTTCATTTATCTTATTCGGATGATTTGGCTAATGATAATTCAGAAGAGGTAAGGGATATAGTTAAGTCGGAAGAGTATAAGCGTGTATTCCCTTATGTGAACATCAAGAGAACAAGCGATGCCAAAAAGAAGTGGTATACGACAGAAGGTGGAGGAATGTATGCCACAGCCGCAGGAGGACAGGTTACAGGTTTTGGGGCCGGCGCCGTTGATGATAAGGACGATTTATCTAAAGCATTGGAAGAGTTCAAACCGTCTCCTAGATTTGCTGGGGCATTGATTATTGATGACCCTGTTAAACCTGAAGATGCAATATCTGATACTCCTAGAGAAAAGGTGAATCAAAGATTTGAGACAACTATAAGAAATCGTGTTAATTCAAGAAACACTCCTATTATAATCATCATGCAAAGGCTGCATGAGCATGATCTCTGCGGATATCTGATGGAAAATGAGCCGGGTGAATGGACTGTTTTATCCCTTCCGGCAATAGTGTATGAAAATGGGGAAGAGAAAGCTTTATGGGAATTTAAGCATACACTCGAAGAGTTGCATAGAATGCAAAAGGTAAACAGTTATGTCTTTGAAACTCAATATATGCAGAATCCGACTCCTATGGAGGGGCTAATGTATGGCAAGTTTAAGACTTATGAGACTATTCCAGTAACTAACAGAGCAATAAGAAAGAACTACACAGATACAGCTGATACGGGAAGTGATTATTTATGTTCTATTGATTATGTTGACACCGAGATAGGGAATTTCATTCTTGATGTTCTTTTTACGCAAAAAGAGATGGAGTTTACCGAGCCGGAAACAGCCAAAATGCTTACTAAGGACCAAATATCCAAAGCTAATATAGAAAGTAATAATGGAGGGAGAGGATTTGCTAGGAATATAGAAAAACAAATGCGGATGATTGGCAATCCCAAAACTCAAGTAAGTTGGTTTCATCAGTCAAAAAACAAAGAGGTCCGCATCTTTACCAGATCTTCCGAAGTGATGAATCTTACTTATTTTCCTACTGATTGGGAAAGAAGATGGCCGGAGTTCGCATCTCAATTGAAAACATATAGAAAGAAAGGGAAAAATGCTCATGATGATGCCTGCGACGCTCTTACAGGAACTGTAGAAATGAGGGGCGAAATAGATGTCTTATACTACAATAAAGAGGAGATAGGGACCGATAATCAAGTATTTGTTGAAATACATCCAAATATAAACGGATTATTTATAATGGTTTCTTATTGTGTTGTTGACAAAAAAATATTTCTGCTTGATTGCTTGTTCTCTGATTCATTGATTCCTATTGATTCCCTCATTAATAAAATTGATGGGAATGTACAAATGGAGATTCCTCTTGAGATGAAACATTACGCAGATGATTATAGAAAACTTATAGATTACAACTTGTGGGTAAGAGAAGAGATAACGGACAAGAAAAGTATGATTGAATCATACCAATCTATTATTAAGAATATTCGTTTCCCTGAAGCCGATAATTCGTTTTTTGCTATAATAGCTAACATGTCTGATTATGATGGAATTAATAGTTTTGAAGCCATGTATGTATTGTCTTGTATATGTTCTCGTGTGAAATCTTCAAGTATGATATAATTGCATAAAATAATTATCTATTTTTATTTGGACTAAATAGAAATAATTTCTATATTTGCGGTGAGGATAACAATCCCTTCGTGTGAAGATGCACGGAACCTATAACTTTTATGCTATCAGCCTTTTTGTTAGCATATATATATCCGTAAAGACCACTTCATCTCGTAGGGAATGGTTATCTCAAATCAGATAATCATTCTTTTTATGCTTAAATTAGGAAATTGGTTTCAAAAAAAGATTAATATATCTGCTCCTTCCATGAGGGAGGCGGTAAAGGCTATTGAAAAGGATTCTAAAGGGAATTTCTGGTATCTTACCAATTTCTTCTCACCATCAGGTAAAATTAGAAATGACTATGATCTAGCTTTAGATCAAGATAAAGCTGACTCTCTTCTTGTGTGTACTCCATTCTCTACTGTTATAAATAAAGTCGGTTCTCTCTTTGCAAATGGGAGAATATATGTTACAGACAAGGACGGAAACGAAAAAGAGGGATATAATAACATTAGGGAATTATTATCACGTCCTAATCCACTTCAAACAAGGGCTGGTTTTTTTAAAGAGATTGAGATGTCTCTAAAGCTTTTTGGATATTGCCCTATTTTTACTGTAAGATCGTCTAGAAAATCATTGCCGCTTGCAATGTATGTTATTCCTGCACAGATTTTTCACATGGTTTCTTCTGGTAAATTATTTCGCCAGTATGATCTGGGAGATATTGTTTCCAAGGTATATCTTGAATGGAATGGTTCGCAGGAGGAATTATCAGATGAAGATTACTTTGTAATCTATGATAGTTCTGCTAACATAAATGGTGTAAATCAAGATATTGATTTTTCGTCTGTCACTGATTCACTTTCTATGCCGGTTAATAATTGGATAGCGGCAATGACGGCTAGCTATCAGTTAATTGTAAATGGCGGTCCTAAAGGTATTATTTATTCTGATTATTCAGATAAAATGGGTAATCAGGTTATGACTCCAGATGAGAAAGAAGCTTTGGAATCTAAATTAAAAGAGAAATATGGCATTCTCAATAAATTTCCTATCCTCACATCAAAAATAAAGTTGGGATGGATTCCTTTAAATTATGACTCATCCCAGCTCAAACTCCACGAGGAAGACGAGCGGTGTAGTAGAAAGATTTGCAATGCAATAGGTATTGATTATAGCTTATTTGATGAGTCTAAATATGACAATAAAAGTATTGCTGAGAAATCTGCTTATCAAGGCCTTATTATTCCTGATTCAGAGAAAGTGACAGAAGCGCTGACGGAAGCTATTTGTCCCAAAGGTGTTTTTATAAAACTGGACTATACTCATGTTGATTGTCTTCAGCAAGATAAGTCGGCATCTTCTTCAGCATTTCAGAAAATGGCTTCTTCTTTAATACAGTTGGTCGAAAAAGGACAAATAACTCTTGATGAATCTAGAAATGAACTGGCTAAGTTCATTGATATTGATCCTGATAACCCCAAAGGTGAATTAAAAATAAATAACTCTATTGAAAATGGATAAAGCTAATAAATATAAGGGTAGGCTGGGGATGCAGTATAAGACATTCTCAATTAATTCAAAAGATGTCAACTATGACAGTGAAAGTCGGACGATCAGCGGGTATGCAGCTGTATTTGGCAATAAAGATAAAGCTGGTGATATCCTGATAAAAGGATGTTTCTCAAAAAGTATTCAGGACCGGGGACCGGAAAGTGCGGCGAATGACAAGATAATCATGTTGTGGATGCACAATATGAACGAGCCGATCGGTCGGATTACAGTCTTGAATGAAGACGACAAGGGATTATATTTTGAAGCGATAATTGATGATGTTCCACGCGGTAATCAGGCAATAAAGCAGCTTGAATCCGGAACTTTGAATCAGTTCTCTATCGGATATCAATATGTATGGGAGAATTGCGAATATGATGCGGAAAAGGATGCATTTATTGTCAAGGAAGTTAAGCTTCATGAGATATCCGTCGTCTCAATCGGATGCAATGGTGAAACAGAGTATCTGGGTCTTAAAACAGTAGAGGATGCGGAAAGAGTCTATGAGGAGCTTGTTGGAGAAATATCTGAAGTGTGCTCAGGGATGTCCGCACCCAAGCAGCAGAAGATACAGAGAATTATATCAAAGGTAATATCACTTTCATCTTTCAAGCCGGAGAATCGAAAAGAATCATCACTTGAAGGACAGAAAGCCGATATGCACGGCAATAAGGTAAAATCAATGTTCAAAAATTTAAAATTAAAGTAAGTATGGGAAAAGAAGCGAAAAAGATTGAGTTTAAAGACTACCTTGATATTGAAGGATTGTCGGAAGACGAATCTAAAGTTTTCGATGTGTTCTCTAAAGGACTTGATGGTTATATGGAAGCCCTTTTTGAGCAGTTTATGAAAGACGAAATTGATTCTAAGTCTATGAAAGAGTCAATTGAAAATGCAACTCAGTCTATTGAAGAGTTGAAAAAAGAGGTCAAGGGATTTGCAGACAGTGAATCTATCAACGAGCGTTTGAAATCCTTTGAGGAAACTATTGTACGCATTAAGGCGGCTACTGAAAAAACAAAAGGAGGAACATATAAGTTAAAATCCATTGAAGACCAACTTCGGGAACAATTAAAAGCTTATATCACCGAAAATCAAACCGGTTGTTCTACAGTTGATTTGAAATCTGCATGTAAAGCATCTCCTGGCAATAAGCTAGAGTTGAATCTGGTAGTAAATACAAAAGATGCCGCAGTTATATCTTCTGGTTCTCTGGCTCCTCATTACGGTGTTGAGGTTGATCCGAATTTATCTGTAAATCCAAGATCTCAGACTGTAATTCGTAATTACGCAAGTGTTTCCGGGACTAATAGCAGGTCGCTTATTTATGCGGAATACGTTAGCAAGGATGGTGATGCCGCATGGGTTCCTGAAGGTGGGCTAAAGCCGTTGATGGATGCAACTCTTGCGGAAAAAACCGTTACAGCTGCCAAAGTTGCTATTGCTGCTAAATTTACAGAAGAAACTCTTTCTGACTTCCCAAGCTTTGTGAATGAGGTGCAAACAGAAATGGTGAATAAACTTGGCATAAAAGAAGAACAGGGGATCTTGACAGGATCTGGATCGTCTGGAGAAATTAAAGGGGTAGCCGCAGACATGCCAGCTTTCTCTTTGACAAACTTCTATATTGACAAGGCAAATATGTTTGATGCCCTTGTAGCGGCTTATTCTCAAATCGTTTCTACTAGCGAAATGGCTTATCGCCCTAACCTGGTATTAATGAATCCTTTGGATTACGCTTCAATGCAGTTGACGAAAGATGCTAATGGGCAGTATTTGAGACCATTCCGATACAACGATGAGTTGATCCAGGGATTAAGAGTTGAGACTACTACCGCGGTAAACCAAGGCGATTTCATCATGGGAGATTTCTCTTATTTGAACATCCGTGACTTATGGAATCTGTCAATCTCACTAGGCTGGGAAAATGACGATTTCAGAAAGAATATCGTAACGGTGCTTGCTGAAAAGAGATTGATGTGCTATATCAAGTCTCAGTATAAAACAGCTTTTGTAAAAGATAAGTTTAATACTGTAATTGAAGGTATTACAAAATCAGTTGGTTAACATATGGGAAAAGAATATAACATGAATTTGACAAAGCGTTACAAGGTAACGTTTATCAAGGATGGTACAATGTATAAAACTGGAGAGGAAGTTATGGTAGGTATGCCTCTTGCCAGCAAGTTTTATGCAGAAGGGAAAATTGAAGCGACTAGCGAATTGCTAAACGATGCTAAGGCATTAGGGTGCGAAGAACTTTTCACAAAACGTAAAAAGACTAACTCATGATTATTGACGGTTCATATTTCACTGGAATGTTGAGTCTTGGCATCATTTGGGATATAGATTCAGATTCTCCGACTCGTATTGCGGAGAGGGATAACTTACAATCATATATAGACCGATATGAAAGACAATATCTTCAGCTTGTTCTGGGTGAGGATATGAGCCGTCAATTCTGGGATTACCTTTCTTCTCATTCCGCCGAAGATAAAATCGAAAAATGGGATACCCTTAAAGAGAAGCTTTCTGAAAAGGGGTATAGTCCGCTTGCTAACTATGTATATTTTCATTATGTTAGAAGATGTGGAGTAAAGCAGACTCCGACAGGGACCGTATATGGTTCAACGGAGGATCGCGCTAATCCGAATAATCTCCTTGTGTCAGCATGGAATGACATGGTAGAGATGAATGAGTCTTTATTCCGTTATCTGTGTGGTAATAAAGGTTATGATGGTTTTGAGTTTGATAAGAGTATGTTGGAAGAAATAAACACAATGGGTATATGAAGTCAATCAATAATATATTCAGAGATATAGTCTCTTCCACATCCGGGATTTATGGCAAGAATATTTCCTATATGTTTGGTGATTGGGATTATATTGCCGGTATACTTACCGAATGGGCTGAATCGCCTAAAATGAGTAAATTAAGATTTCCTATTATCTGTCTTTATTCTCCATATACCGAGGATCGTACAGGAAGGGATCGTACAACGACTCTTGAACTGGCTATCATGGTAGACACCTTAAAGGATTATACGAATGAAGAACGGGAAAAGGTCTCCTTCGAAGGGGCGCTTCGTCCTATTTATGATGCGTTTATTAAAAGTATCGATAAGTCTCCTGACCTGGTGCATGAGTATAATAATAGCATTCCTCATTACTACGAAGAGAATTACCGCTACGGAAGAAAAGGGGTAGAGGCTAATGGTAAACCATTCAGAGATTTTATTGATGTAATAGAAATAAAAGATTTAAGAATAACAATCAAAAATATTAAATGTTATGGCGACAGAATTTAGAGAATGCGCCGGTGTTGCTCAGTTTAATACCGGTACTTCAAAATGTATACTTGATCCGGGAAAGGTAAAAGCCATCATCTTGGCAATGCACGGATATAAACTTCCTAAGAATGTAACCGCTGAGGCGTTGCAGGCCGCGTGTCACGATGACAGACCGGCTCGTATTTTTCCGATCAAGACAATTGTCGAATACGCTCCGTCTGGTGGAGAGGCCAACAAAGGTGCTACAGGATATGGGCCTAACAAGGTTACATCCTACTCGGCGAAAGATGACGTATGGACGCTGGAGGATTTCGATTCAAGTCTAAAGGCTAATATCATGGCCGCAAAAGGAGTTGCTTTTGATGCCTATTTCGTGGACGAGAATAACGTTGTGTACGGAATGAATGATGGCACCGAGGAGCTGGCGGGAATTCCCTTGTCCGGAGTTTATCCGGGCGGTCAGGACTGGGATTCTTCCGGAACGGAGGCAAACCTGACTATCGGTACAATGTTCAAGGACTATGAAAAGTACGTGAAGAACGCCGATTACCGGGTGTATAAGTTTGACGTAGTAGAAGCTTTGACAGGGCTTGTTTATGTCGAATTGGTAAAAATAGATTCCGGAGAAAACAATTATAAGCTGAAAGAACATTTCGGTAATCTTGATGTCACATCTTTCTTTGGAACGGCATTAAGCGAAGGTGCTTCTACTTGCTTTAATGGTGCAACTGCCGTTACTTATGCAAATGGTGTTCTTACGATAACTGCTTCGAGTGCGGTTTCCTTGAAATCTCCGAAGATTCTTCAGGAAAATGGTGTTGTCGGCATTGAACAGTGGGTAGAATGAAAGTAGAGGGAGTTAACTTTGTCGATGAAGAAGTTAAGAAAATGAAGAAAAGAGAATTCATCAACAAGCATAAAACTTCTTTTTTTCTTGATAGGACAGAAACAGAAAGAGAAAATATCCTCTCTGACATATACGACAGGATCGTTAGTGCCAGACCTCCTTCAGTGGATATTATTTAAAGTGGTTTGTTTTCAGGAAGGGGGGAGGCGTTTGCCTTCCCTTTTCTCTTATTTGTTAAGCATATGGCTACAATTAAAGAAGCATTGGATAATGCAACCTCTCTTGTTGCTGGGTTTGAAGGAGAGATTCAGAATGTTATGGATTCGAATAAATCTCTTGTTAGGGAATTTGTGACGGAACAGCTGTATTCGGGAGTAAATGGTAATGATAAACCATTGCGTCCAACTTATTTGAATGATCCCTGGTTTCCTACTTATGAAGCCGCAAAGAGTTACGCCAAGATGAAGAAGAGAATAACGAAACCGACTCCATCTTTCCAAGGTTATCCGGCGCGAGACATTTATACTCCAAACCTCATTATAACAGGCGAATTCTATGATTCTATACGTGTCTCTTCGTCTTCAAGGGGATTGAAGATAGAAACGAGGGGAAGCGACATAGGACCGGATATTGAAAGAAAGTACGGAAGTGCCATATTGGGAGTAGGAGGAAAGTCCCGTGAGTACTTCCTTAAATATGTGCTTAATCCGGCGCTTAAAAATTACTTCTCAAAATTTGGTGTATTATGAGTTGTTGGTGTCAAGGTAATAAACGGCTTGCTTCTATAGAGAAAATGCGGGAAATCGCAAGAAAGGCTGCTAAAATGGAACAATCTGTGTTTGTCCTAATAGAAAAGCCGGATGGTACATATTATTTTGTCAAAGATGGAGAGGATTATACCGGCACCTTTATTGAGTACGTATATCCATAATACGACAAAAAGAACAGTTTTTGCATCATGTGGTCAGAAAAATCACGGGGATTATACAAAAATAAGAGGAAATATAGAGCAAATATATGCTGTTACAAAAAATAAAATAATTGTTTGTCGAATAGCAAAAACTTATTATATTTGCAGTGCGATGCAGCTTGGGGGAGCGCAGATAAGATATTAAGTATTTCCATAGAGTTGGGAATATATGAACAGTGCCGAAAGATCCTCAAGCGTTCGGCGCTGTTTTTTTGTATTCCCGTGTGTGAAAGGGCACACTGCGAAAATTGTATGAATGATATTCAGATTTTCAATGATGACTTGGCATCAATCGCCTTAAAAGCAAAAGAAACAAACGAAGTCCATGTTTATGAGCATCCTTTATTTGGCAAGATTCGTATGTTTGTTCAAAACGGTAAGACTTGGTTTTGCGGAACAGACATTGCAACATCTTTAGGGTACTCTAATCCTCGTGATGCGATAGTAAGACACTGTAAGTCACAGGGCGTCGTGATTCACGACACCCCCACAAATAGCGGAGTCCAGCCAATGAAATTCATCAGCGAAGGTAACGTCTACCGTCTGACAGCAAAAAGCCAAATGCCGAAAGCCGATGAATTTGAAAGTTGGATATTTGATGATATTGTCCCTTCTGTGATGCAGACCGGAAGTTACTCCGTCAAGCCATCATTGCCTAAAACTTACCTTGAAGCTCTCAAAGAACTGGTTGTAGTTGTCGAAGAGAAAGAGCGTTTGGCATTAGAAAATACGACTATGAAACCCAAGGCGGATTATTTCGACAGGCTGGTAGATAGGAAGCTGCTGACTAATCTGCGCGATACGGCAAAAGAGTTAAAAATACCTCAAAATAAATTCATCTCTTTGCTGTTAGAGAACAAATATGTCTACCGTGATACAAAGCGTAGATTGAAGCCTTATGCTGATCATACTCCATCTTTGTTTGAATTAAAAGATTATGAACATAATGGACATACCGGAACGCAGTTGCTTATTACTCCAAAAGGGAAAGAGACATTTCGGTTGATGTTTAGCGCATAAGAATTGTACAAATTAAAATGGAGAAATAATTATGGGAAAATTTTCATTCTATGAGCTGTTGCATAAAATAGACGATGATAGTAATTTAGCGCGTTGTTTTAACGAAGCATTGAGAAAACTGGATATTGTAAGGATGATTACATCTCCGTCTACATTTGAAAGAATGTCAGAGGATGCAGATCAACATTGTATTGATTTGTTTTATGAATCTTGTTTGTGGGAAATGTATTTGCATGGAGTCATATCAAAACTACATGGCTGGCAGGCTGTTATAGATAAATATTTAAAGGAATTTGAGGGCAGTTGGAAGTATTATGCCTCATATAAGCGAATAGAATCAATCAAAGAATACGGCGGGGAGGATGAGGATTATGACGACAATGGCAATATCCGGATAGTGAATCTTTCCAATAAAGATCTGGAACACTATACGATTATCGGTGATTTGATTCAGAATGACTGGCGGGATATTGTGCAAGAGACAAAGCCAGAGCACCTGGATGGGTTGCTAGCGGCCCTTCAGACTCAGGGTGAGATATCTATAACTGATATTGTTACAAAGATAACAGGTCAGGAGATTCCTGTATACAGAGAAGATGAAAAAGGTGGGATGGTTGAAATGTCTTTTGCTGATAAAGTTCTTTTGAGAATATCTAATAAAAGTAGTGCGGAAGAATTAGCTATTGTCATATTGTTTGCTTGTACTAGCATTCAATCAATAATCGAAGAGTTGAAGTCTCTTGATAAATTTAAAGATAATAACGGAAGACTTATGTCTATCTACAGGGATATAGGATGCCTATTATCTATGGATTTTAAAGAGATGAGGATAGTTAATAGTTTTTCTCAGAAGAAGTAGGGTTGATTAAATAAAAGGGTAGCTTTGTGGCTACCCTTTCCCGTCGATTGGCGTCAACTTCAGTGTCGGACCGATGTCCCCTGACTTATCTATGTTTCTCTATTCTCATTTTCGCAATTCTCGGAGCCGTTGAGTTCTTAATCCTGCAATCGTTTTCCAGCTCCTTTACTCTTTCCTTCAACTGAAGGTATTCGTCTGTCAGTAATACAAGTCTTTGAAGTAATATTTCGTATAAGTCCATAACTTTTTATTTTTCGTGATTCGTGTATTCGTATGTATTTTGATGTAGATGTGGCCGTCCGGCATTGGAACGGACCGCGATAAATGTGTAATGTGATTTGGCTATACTATCCTAGCCAGCTTCCCGTCAGAAGGTTTCCCGCCAAACAGGTGGTTCAAATAAGCCAATCCCTTCTGGGTGACAAGAACCTTAGTGACGACAAAGCCCGGGTGGTTGGTGCGCTCGATGAACTTCTCTTTCATCTCGAAGTAGCCGGCATCGATGAACCTCTGCTTGGGCTCGTTGCGGTTGGCGAAGAATATTCCTGCCTTTCTTAGCTTGTCGAATAGGGTATTGCGCCCGAATCCTAGCTTTAGAATCTTGGCGGACATTCCTATGTCTACCTTGTCGTCGGTGGCGAAGGCTGCGTCGGCAAAGTCAGCCTTTGGTTGGAGCTTGGCGTTTTGCTGCTCCAGTTGCTTCTTCTCCTGCGCCAGCCGTTGCTTTTCCTCTTCCGATGATACGAGGGCTTTCAGGGCTTCGAGGTAGGTTTGGGGAGTTTGAGGTTTGCGCTTCTCTAGTTCGAGTTGTTCCCAGCGATCAATAATCTTCTCACGGAGTACTGCGTCGTAGCCGGAGGCGAGGATCAGGCAGCCTTTTTTGGTGAGTTCGAAGCAGGGGAGTTCTTTGTATCCTCCTCTTGGCTGTGGCTGCTTGTAGGATGACTCCTCAAAATTGAGGTGTGATACTCCCTGCTTAAGTAAACTGCGGATATCACGAACTATATTGTCGTGACGCTTCCCTGTGAGTTCAGCTATTTCAAGCGAACTCATTCTATCCGTCTCGTGGATTAACGTCGCCATCAAACTACTATTATTTGTTTGATGATGATTGGATGTATTGTTAAGCATAAACAATAAAAAAAGAGGTATAACTACCTTTCCCACTGCTTAACACATACATCCGATGCTGTGGTTCCATTACAGTTCCACATGGGGGTATAGTAATACCTCAAATATTTTAAGTACAAGCATAAAAAATGCTCGCATGATTAATGCAAGCCTCGCTCGCATCGGATATTATATATGTTAAGCACCGCAAACGTACAAACTATTTTTGAAAAAAGCAAGAAAAAACAACTTTTTTACGTTCAAAGTAAAGATATATGCTGATTTTCTTGTATTTATAAAGAGTTGTCCGTTATTTTGTCATATTGTATAATATAAAAACACATAATTATGAAAGTATTATTATTTTCATTTTTAGCAATATTTGTTTTTTCGAGTTGTAACAAGTCATATAAATATGTAGAAATAGTAAAAGAAAGATCTATATTGAGTAGCTCTTATAATGAAAAAGAAAAGGAAGTAAAAAATATAATGGCTAAAAATGATTCTATAGCATACTTAGAAGCATATAAAAAATTCTGTATATCGTTAAAGGTCTCGAAAGAAATGAAAGATGCCGGAATGGAATTTGCTAGTATACCAATAAGATTTTCATTATACGACGATAAGGGAAAAGAGGTTAAAGTTTATATTGATAATAAGACACTTGATGAAGTAGAGAAACAAATAGCTTCTTTGGGGAGTGGTATAAAAGAAACATCTCCCAATTATAGTCAAAAAGCACAAAATCCCATTGATTCAATAAAAATAAAAGAGCTTACTCCACTATTCTCTTTTAAAAAAGATGAGTTTGACCCAAAAGGCTTAACATGGATAGAGCCTAATTCCGCACCTAAATATACAAACCAGAATGGTATATATTGCTATTTTCAAAAAGATATCGACGGTGTATCAAATTTTAGGATTAGGATACAATATTATGCAGAAGATTGGCTGTTTATTCGTAAATATCAATTTTCTATAGATGGGAAAGCTTATGAATTTATACCCAATAATGTTGAAACTGATCATGACTCGAATATATGGGAATGGTGTGATGAAAAAATAACAGATACTACTATTGAGATAGTAAAAGCTTTGTCAATTTCTAAAAGTGCAAAAATTAAATTTGTAGGGAGACAATATCACGACATAAGAACCATTACTAAAAGAGAAATAAAAGGAATAAAAGACGCATTAGATTTATATATTGCAATGGGAGGAGCTTTATAAAAAATGCAACTAAAAAACATAATTATGAAAAACTTTCTTTTGCTGGTCTTGTTGTAGGTGGAATAGTTTCTATAAAACCGGATAATATAGATTATTCGATAGAAATATATAGAGCTATTATTGGATGTTTTTTTACTATATCTTTAGCAAGGATTGCTAATATCATTTTAAAAAGGTAGAATATGGATTTTATGATAATGCTTTTTTCAGGTTGTTTGGTGATAGCGGCTGGAATAGCAATTTGGCTAAACACCAAATCCGGCAAGAAATGGCTTGCTAACTTATGATATTGTAGGTAGGTGCTCATAACACCTACCTTTTTTATTATGATCTATCACAAAATATCCAAATTAGAGAAAATAGTGGCTGAAATCAAAGAAAAGTAAAAGAATATTTGCTTTTTTGTGTGTTTGTATGTTATTTTGTTGCATTGTATAACTAACTAAAAACACACAGATATGAAAAAGATTTTATATTTACTTTCTATTATGTTTTTTTTATCATGCTCTAATAATCAAAAAAAAGCAGAACATGAGATTTGTAAGAGTATAAAATCCCAAATGCCAGAAGGATGGACATACACTCCTATTAAATTTAGTAAATTAGCGGATGTCTTATCCAACATAAACGAAGATGAAAAATATAAAGAATTAAAAGAAAAATACGATAAAATAGAATATCAATATTTGTATGATTCAATATCTAGTGCTGAAAATTATAAAGTTGATAGCATTACTTATGGTAAGGATTTTGCAGATAAAATAAAAATTAAACCTTCTTCATACGAAAGAGATTTATTGGCTAGAAAAATAAACGACTTAGAAGTTAAATATACTCCTTATAAAATAGGAACAGGAATTATTCATACTTATATATGCAAAACTAATTTCGGGGACTCTCTATATTTTTCTAAATATGTCTTTGATGATGATTTTAAGATAAAGAAAATATATAATAATTCGATTTCAATAGACTCTGATTCCGTTAACAACATAATTGATGAAGTCAGAAAAAGTGAAGATTTTGATATAAATAAAGATCATGATTATTTATGGTATTATGTTAATAATTAAAAATATCTATATGGAAGGAACCCCACTATTCGTATCTATCGTAATCATTGTATTCGGTGTATTACAGATTATTTTGTTCTTTAAGTTATGGGGAATGACTAATAATGTTGCTGAAATAAAGCGCATTCTGAATAATAAGAAGGAACAAGATATGGAAATTGGTAAAACAGTCATTGCTGATGGTATAAAGGAAGGAGATCTTGTAGTTGAATTAAAGACGGAAAGGCAGATGAGGGTGGAGAACATTACAAATGATGGGAAATTTGAATGTAAAGCATCGGGAATGATTGTTGGAGTTTTCAAAAGAAATGAGATAGAATTGTTTAATAAATACTGGGATAAAAAATAAATCTTTGTAATCCACTCCTAACCAGTTTCCCGCCCGTCTAAAGATGGGCGGTTTTTATTTGTGTTATTATAATTGCTCGTAATCATATTGATCTAAGTGATAAAGCTAGTGCTCTTGATAGTGAAGATGTAGGTGCTGTAACTGTTAATAATCTAAATATTACTTAAAATAATGGTGCTAGTGATCAAACAAGTGCTGTTGTTTGGTGTTGTTGTTGTATATTTGTGCAGTCAGGAAATACAAATAATCACCTAAAGCACATAAAATTCAATAAATATAGGCTATAATTCTATATTTGATAAGTAAAAACAAAAACAAAAAGTTTAGTATGGCACGCCCTATTCAAAACACTCCTACAATTAAAGGAGAAGATGCAAAAAGATTCAGAAAATGTCTTTTGGAATCTCTGACAAAGAAACTTACGCCTGAAGAAAAGGATGCTAAGAAAAAAGAGATTAAAGAGATGGAAGAAAATTACAATTTATTGGTATCAATTTCAGGTGGAACATTCTATTGATTTTTGGGATTTACTGAAAAATAGAAAAGTTACAGTAACCCAATTAAGCAAAGACTATAATTTTAAATCGTTCGATTGTGGGAATACCGATTTGAACGATTTTTTATTTAACGATTCAAAGATATATTTAAAACATCTCCGTTATACCACGACTTTATTAGAAACAGACAATAAAATTATTGCTTATTACAGTTTAGCAAATGACTTATTAAGCGTATCTGACCGTCAGGATTTTGCAGATGAGATGCAAGATTGTAAAAACAAGATAGATTTTGATTTTTGGGAAAGATTCCTAAATCAGAAGATGTACCCTGCCGCCAAGATTGGAAGGCTTGCTGTAGATAAAGAGTTTCAAGATCAAGGTATTGGCACATTTCTTATAAAATCATTAGTTCAAAGTTTTATAAGTAAGAACAAAACTGGTTGTCAATTTATTACGGTTGACGCCATTAATGACAATAGCCAAAGAGCTATTAGATTTTATGAGAATAATGGTTTTAAATATCTAACGATGGGAGATGTTAATAAGGAATCTAGGCAAATGTACAAATCATTATTAGAATTTATAGAGGCGGACTAACATCCGCCTTTCTTTTTGCCTGCCTTTCTTATCTTTATTCATTCTAAATAGCTTGTAAATTTCCTCAAATCTTCCTATATTTGTGCGGAAACCGTGTCAAGTGGCCCGGTACTTAATTCGAACGTTATGGCAAATGAATTAAAAATCACGGATGTAGTCGATCAAAAAGCTTTTGATCAGTTGCGAAACTTTAAGGCGGAATTAAACGAGAATTATTCAATTTATAAGAAGCTTGCTTTAGAATTAGCCGGTGGAGTTAAAATCAATCCTAAAACATTCCAAGAATTATCTGACAAATCGATTCTTTATAATAAAACACTAAATGATCTTATTGTTACTCAGAATAGAATGGCTGCTATTCAGGAAAAATATAATAAGACTTTGGAGGATTATGGGAATAAGATAAATAAATTACTGACTCTTAATACCCTTCCTAAGCAATTTGACGATTTAGTTAAAGGGATAAATAAGATATCTAGCTCTCTAGATACGCTTTCTTCTAAATTTCAGAACGCTTCTTCTGCCCAAAGTTCGGCATCTCAGGCAAATCAATCGTATACCCAATCTACTAATCGATTAAATCAGGCGATAGCGACTACTGAGATTAGGTATGCTGAAATTGTAGATAATATATTAGCTTATGATAATAATGTTACTAAATTGACGGCAGATACCATTCAGAACAAGATTAGAATAAAGGAATTAGGAGATGAACTCAAACGATTGGATAAGGAATATAAGAATGGGAATATCGGCTTAACTGATTATCTGAATAAATCTGCATTACTAAAGCAGCGTCAAACGGAGCTTTCGGAACAAAACAAGCAGTACTCAAGCTTAATGAGAAATCATGCTGCTGTTATTATTTCCGCATCTAGCAGCTACAACGAAATGAATGCTGCGGTATTGGCTCTTGAAAAACGGCTGAAATCTATGTCTAAAGATTCATTTTTAGGTTCTGAAGGACAAAAGACATTACAGCAGATACAGACGCTGAAGAATGAATTAAAAAGCATGGATGCCCAAATGGGAAATTATCAACGTAATGTTGGTAATTATGCTTCGCATTGGAATGGTTTAGGTATGTCTGTTCAACAAGTCGCAAGAGAACTTCCATCTCTTGCAGTTGGTTGGAATACGTTTTTCCTTGCAATATCTAATAATCTTCCGATTTTAGCAGATGAGATTAAAAAGGCAAATGCTGAATTTAAAGCAATGCGGGAATCTGGAATGAAGGGAATACCTGTTTGGAAACAGTTGACTGGGGCTATCTTTAATTGGCAGACAGCATTAGTGGTAGGGATAACTTTGCTTTCTGTATATGGAAAAGATTTGGTAAATTGGATTAGCGGATTGGGTAAAACAAAAGATGCATTATTAGAAACAGTAAATGCTACAAATCAATTAGCGGTAGCTATGAGAAAGGGAGTGTCTGATTCGGTTAAGGAGCGAACAGAGTTAAAGCTATTATATGATGCTTCGCAAGATACTACGCGATCAATGGAAGAAAGGAAAGCGGCGGTTGATGAGCTCCAAAAAAGATATCCCAATTATTTAGGAAGTGTCAAAGATGAGGATATATTAGCAGGAAAAGCAGCTTCGAGTTATAAAGAACTGACGTCTGCTTTAATTGCGAACGCCCAAGCACGTGCTATCGAAGAAACAATGGTGGAAAATAGTAAAAAGGCTCTTGAATATGAGAATAAAATGCGATCTGCTCTTGTAGATCGTTATCAAATACAAAAAGAAATAGATAGATTGGAAGCAGAGGGACCTAAGATTGTTGTACAAAGGGGAGGTGGGGCTTATGATATAAATGCACTTGCTCTTGTAGGTTTAAGAACCAGGCTTGAAGATGCTGAAAAAAGAATGGAGAGTTTCCAAAAAACAGCTGATGGTTTTAAAAGAGCAAATGAGGGACTAGCTGAAAGCATTAATATAAATGACCTGCTAAATCCACCAACATCAAAAGGTGAAAATTCGGCTGATAAACTAGCAAAACATCAAGAAGACATCGCTAAACGTCTTTCCGAAACCCGTATTTCTCTTATAGATGATGAGTATGAAAAAGAAAGGCAGACAGCTCAAAAGAAGTATGAAGAAAATATAGCATCCATCAAAGGTAATTCGGAAGAAGAAAATGAATTGAGAAAGAATTACGAACAGATACTTCAGGATGAATTGCTGGCGATAGATAAGAATTACTTGGATAAAAAAGATGAAGAAGAAAGAAAAAGGATTGAAAGCCTTGCGAAAGATAAGATGGATAGCGCAAAGAATACATATGCTGCTGAATCCATTAAGAGCTCGAGAAATATGCAAAGAGATATCCTCGAGCAGGCCAAACTATATGAAAAAGGCATAATCACTAAAAAAGAATACGAGAAGAGAAAGGCCCAAATAACGCAAGATTATGCGATAATAGAGACTGAGCGTACTATGGCACTTCTGCAAGAATTGATTAATGTACAAGGCATATCAGATGAAGAAAGATTAAGATTGAAAGAAGCCCTTGCCGAAGAGGAAATAAAGCTTATAGAAAAGGTTAGAGATGCCCACACTAAAGCAAGGGATGAAGAAAATGAAAGTGATAAAAAATATTGGGCAGATATTCAATCATCAATAGATAACCTGAAGAATGTTAGTGATGACGCAGTTGATGGGCTAGGCACGCTGTTTGGAGGAATAACAGAGCTAATCCTGAAGATGGTAAAAGATGGTAAATTGGGATTAGAAGATCTTTTGGCTAGTGCAGCTGCTATATCTGAAGGATTATCAACTATGGTTATAGGCATGTACGATCGGCAAATAGAAAAAATCGAAGAGCAACAGGAAAAGAATGAAGAAGCCGCAGAGGAAGAAAAGGAGCGCATCGAGGACTTAGTGAATAGTGGAGTTATTTCTACGGAAGTAGGTGAGGCTCGGAAACGGGCCGCCGAACAAACGACAGCCGATAAAAATAAAGAACTGGAAAAGCAAAAAGCTGAAATCCAGCAAAAACAGGCCAAATGGGATAAGGCTAATTCTATTATACAGGCAACAATTGCAACATCCCTGGCGGTAACTAAAGCGTTGCCGAATTTTGTTATTGCCGCTATGGTTGCCGCAATGGGAGCTGCTCAAATAGCCATGATCGCAGCCCAGCCCATCCCGAAATACGCAAAGGGAACAAAGGATAAATCTCACCCGGGAGGTTTGGCTATTGTCGGTGATGGTGGCAAGCGAGAGGTTATTCTTACAGGTAACGGAGCTTATATCACCCCATCTGTCCCCACTTTGGTTGATATGCCTAAACATGCTGAGGTCATCCCAGATATAGTTGATTACAAAAAAATGGCTCTTCGCTCTGACGCAATGATGCTTGATAAGATGAGGCGTGACAAAGGAGATCCCGTCATTGTTAATGTAAATAATGACTATAAGGATCTGGCGCGAAAAATGGACGTGACTAATCAAGGAATGTCAAACTTGAATAAGACATTGCGAAAAATGGCCCGTTCCGCAGAGTATCGCTATCTTGATAGTAGATTGTAAAGATTTAAAGTTAAACATTTATATATTTAATTCTTATGGAAAAAGTAATCTTAAAAGTTGAGTTGGAAAGAGATGATATATCGGCAATGTTTCGTCTTTCTGGTGGAAAATTAACAGATGAACTATGGGATAAAATGAAAGATGCGGAATGTACGGTGGAAGATGAAGATCTGGAGGATCAGTCCGCAATGTTTAGGATAATGTTTAGTGCAATTGCTATAAAGAAATTATTGCAAGAAGATCGCTCTAAAATAACGGAAGATCAATCAGATCATAAACCTTTCAAAAGCCGTTTTTCAGCAATAATGGAGAAGCAGCAGCAACAGAGAGAAGAACTAAGGAGAATAAAAGAGGAAAGGGATAAGGGTATATAAAGATGAAAACATTTATAATAATATTGATAGGAATAATGTTAACCTATCTTACATGCGTGGGTATTTATAACGAATGGGACTTTATCTCAAGCGTGGACCCAACAGGATTTGCAAAAAGAGCAGGTGCTGCATTGATACTTTTTCTTATATATAGCGCCTTCTCTTGGATTGTAATAACAGGAATAATTGAATCATAAATATGCTATACAATGATTTAGACAAAATTCCCTTGGACATCTTTATTGACGTCTTTTTAGGAGAAAAGAGAAAACTCATAATAGACGGCAATCATTCAGAGGAAGAACTGGAATCACAGGCCTCAATGCTCATATCTGAATATATCGAAATTGTAGGTGGAGCTTCTGTTTCTAGTGAAATCTTGAAAAAGAGTAATCTGATCAATCTTCATATAAAAGTTGAATGTATGAGGATTGCGGAACTGATGGCAAATCGGGGAGAATGGGATGAAGTGGTTAATATCTTAAGATCCTTTGGATATCAGCTATTCCCGTCTGAACATGAAAAAATTAGAAAGCGGATATCGGCTATAATGTCGCAGAGTCGTTATCTGATAGAGAGCTATAACAGCAAAAAGACGGAAGAGCAATCTTTCAAAATGGATAAAAATTACTTTGCCAGGGAAAGAGTTATGGTCATGGCTCATTTTGGAATGCAGATCCGCAAGAATGAGATTACGGCAAAAGAATATGCCTTTATGGTTAAGCGTATGTGTGACGATGTAAAATCAATAAAACGCAAGTAGCTATGTACTTTAGATGTCAGATTTTAATAAATGGAATATCCTACGAAGCAACGGATGATCTCAAGAACTGGGATGATTTTGAACTTGCTTATAAAAGAAGTGATTATGACGGAGTACTTCGTTCTTTTAGCACTAAATTTGAGTTTGTAAACCGGTCTTATAATTTGTTGAAGGAAGAATATTCAAAGAATTACCTTTCTTCCAGTGCCGGTATAGCTTTTTATAAAAGAAACAATAGCTGGAACTGGGATAAGGTATTTCAGTGCGCTTTAGATTTTTCCTCTTATTCGGATAATGGATATACAATCTCTATTAACGCAATTGATGATACGCTGGCCGCTATTATTAAAGCTAAGAGAAATATTCAGTATGAGTATCTGGTGTCTGAATTAAAGCCTCAATCTCTTTATTATGACGGTCTGAAATTTCAGTATGAAGCTAAATACGTGTCAGGAGGAACAACTGTAGAAGATGATGCTAACCTTCAGTATATCGAACATTATGGACCTCTTCTTCCGGGGGGAGAGGGGAAGCCTATTGTATTGGGCTTTCCTTTGTATATACTAGATAATAGTGAACTCCCGAAGCTGAATTCTCCATTAGTCTTTACAGATGAGCCGTTTTCGAGTGATGGGGGTGTGCAGCCCTTTGCAGAAGCGCTTTCCGATATTAATATCACAATAAAACTGTCATTTTCGTTTTATGTGATTGGAAGCACGAGCAATGGAACTGTATCTTCGCAGATTGTATTATATATACAAAGGGCTGACGGAACACTCGAACAGAAAATGAGGGCTCAACATATAGCCGGGAACTCCCCTACTTTTGTTAATGAAAATATAACTTCAGTTCTTCATAAAGGAGATACTGTCAGGATGGAACTGGAATTAAACAATTCAGTAAGACCTGTGGCAATGACATGGGCTACTTATCTGAGAGGCTTCTCTTTATCTGTAAATTTCCAATCCCGTATCAATCCTGTCAATATAGATGTCCTTCTTTTGACCACTGTTGCAGAAAAGCTCCTTGAAAGCATGACAGATAGCAGTGATTATAGCGTAGATATATACAATTATGTACCTGGTGGAATTACCCGGAGTCGACTCTCTTCGTGTTTTATAATGCCGGCAGAAAGTGCAAGAAATCTTCCTAATGCAAAGCTATACACTTCCTTCAAGAAATTTTGTGAGTTTATGGAGGCTGAGTTTGGCTATGTTCTGGTTGTAGAAGGGAACAACGTTACTTTTATTCATAGATATGCATTGTTTGACAATTATGTCGTAAAAGACCTTTCAGATCAGATAAACGATTATGAATATAGCGTCAATTCCTCTCTTGTCAACACTTCTGTAAAAGTTGGATATGATAAGCAGGATTATGACAGTATCAATGGACGTGATGAGTTTCGGTTTACAAATGAATTCTCAACAGGATTAAAACTGACGGATAATACTCTTTCTTTTATCAGTCCTTACCGGGCGGACGCGTATGGAATAGAGTTTTTGGTTCAGAAGAGAGGGGAAGATACCACCGATAATGATAGCGATAATGATGTTTTTATCGTAGGTTGTCAATATGCAACTTCGGCAGAGAATGGTAATCTGTTATTAGACCGTCCGTACAGCTCTAGTCAGTTGCTGGGTCTAATCAGCCCTGATACAATGTTTAACATAGAATATTCACCTCGTTTTATGCTGGAAGCAAATAAGGCATATATAGGCGCATGTACAAATATGCTTAAGTTTACTTCTTCTGATGGTAATAGTAATGTCTCAATTGCGGGAATAAAAGAAACCGATGATTTTCCTATAGATAATCGCTTGTTTACGGTAGGAGAAGTAGACGTTGAGACAAGTGAAGTGGATATTCCTTCAAATTTATCCGGATTAATCTCTCTTGATTATAATGGAGAGGCCGTACACGGATATATTAAAGAGATGAAGATTAATGTCGGAAAGACCGAATCGGTAAGATATTCTCTAATTGTGAAAGAGATAAAAAGCTGATAAGTTATTGTAATTGTTATAATAATTAGTATATTTGCATTGCAGTGTCAAGTGGCACTTAACCCATAAAAGAACGAAAAGACCATATGATTAAAATCGGTGACATCTGTCCATTGTTCTTTTCTCCATTAAAGAACAAATTTCAGCAGGATATAGACTATATCCAGCGCTTTCATACAAATGACAACATTCTAGTCCAGGTATTTTCGAATGATTCCAGCCATTCTGTTACGGCTTATTTACGCAATTTAGTATCAGGCAATCAAATACCCGTTTCTTTTTCTGAATATCAGGTGAATGATACGATAAAAATGTATTATTCCGCAATAACAGGACTTCATGATGCTGTATATGTACTTGAGGTAGCGGATGCTTCTGGCAATTTCTATGCCGTTAGCGAGCCCTTCTCAATCTGTTCTGATAGCCTCATTTTGGATGAGACATGTCTTATTAGATGCTCTCACAAAGATAATAATTCTCCTTTTGACAATATCTTCTGGCCTGGTGAAGATCAGTTGTTTTTTGAATTCAGAATAGAGGGAGGATTCAAACCGAACGGTTATTCTGCAAAAGTTGAGAATGAGCAATTCCGAAACCAAAAGCAGGAAATTATAGAATTATATTCAGTTCCGTATGATACGTTCGCGTTGTCATGTGGCAATTCTTCTGGCATTCCTTATTGGTTCATTCAGTTTATAAATAAGGTTTTATGCCTTTCTGACTTTTATGTAAATGGTGTTGCTTATGTGCGTTCGGGAAATTCTGTTCCTGAAGTGACTCAAATATCTGAGGATAGCCAAATGTTCTGGAGTTCGGTTTTATTGGAAAAGAGAGAGAATGATCTTTCTGGATTAGGCGGTATACCCGGTGGTTCGTCGGCGATTAATCTCGTTGGATTTAATATAAACAATCCCAAGGAGGGAGAGATGTTACAGTATGATTCTTCCCAATTAGCTTTTGTAAATACTGACAAAATTGAAGTGTAATGAAGAAGAAGGTAACAAAAGAGTTATGGTATGGAAGTGAGATAGACAAGGATGGCAATCCGGTATATCCTCCGTTGGCACCTTCTGAAGCAAGGCATTTAGAAGGATTGAATCAAGGGGAAGTATATATACATAACAGAGATGAAGACCCTAAAATCATTATTGTAACCGATAAAGGAAACGTAAAAGAAATTGGCGGAGATGGTGAAGCACTAGAGAAAAAATATATACGAAAGGATCAACCGGATGGTACCGATTTCTTATTGAGTGCTAACGGTGGCCTTGTAGTTCGTGGCGGAGAATTGATAGAAGAAGTTGAAGATTCATTGATTGAAGAATTAGAATAATATGGCAATACTAAGTAACGGTAAGTTCTACGGATTTCTTTGTTCTGTGAAAGCGACAGGACGTAAGTTGTCGAACGGCGTAAAGGAATACGTCGAAGACTTCGTGTCCGGATTTGCCGGTCATGGATGGAAGCTGTGGGAGTATATCAAGGGTAAATGGAAGCTGGAGATAGACAGTCTTGTTGTTCGCGAGACAATGGTCGTTTTTGAACTCCTTATTCAGAAGATCCGCGCGGTGAAGGGTGCACTGGGTATCACTCAGGCATGCGGTCGTATAAAGACTGCCACGCTGGATGAGTCCGGACAAAACTGGCTGGTCACCATAGAGGATGAGATGTCTTTTGTCGCACACGATTTCATCCGGTGCCAGGATTGGACGAATGGTACCCTTAAAGGCTATTGGGTCGAGATAGCCGAAATACGCAAGATTGACGGTGTTGATACAATCGTCATACCTGTCAGTGAGTTCACCGGCGGTATAGGTTACACAGACGGCATGGAGGCTGTTGATCCGGCATTGTCGGGTATGACTACTCCGGCTGTCAGTGATGAGATTGTCCAGTTCGGTAACTCGAAGGATGTAAATCGTCAGAGTGCGATCTATCTGCATGCCGATGAAGGTGGACAGCCTGCAATCGATATTCTGTTTGGTATCAACAGCAAGAGTTTTGCCGGTTGTACGAAAATCCGTATGGGCGGTGATATTCCCGGAACAGACGGGCTTAAGGGTTTCTATTGCGAAAATGGTATGATCAAAGGTACAGACTCTAAAGGGCATGTCGTTTACTGTATCTATCCGGACGGTACTGCTGAGTTTGGAGACGGATCAGCCCGATTTGCTATAGATAGATCAGGTCACATAGCCGGAGGTGCTATTTCGTGGCATTGGGATGCATCGAAGAACAAATATGTGTGTTCGATGAAAGGAGTGGTTCTAACGTGGGATAATCTGGACGAGGAAACAAAGGAAAATCTAAAGGGAGAACCGGGTAAAGATGGCCAGGACGGTACGAATGGTACTGACGGTAAAGACGGTACAAGCCTCATTTTTATGGGGGAATTCTCTTCTGCTCCGGCAAATCCTCAGAACGGATACTGGTATCGTAATACTACCGACAAGAAATGCTACGTATACCAGGATGGCGCATGGTATGTGATGACTGAGGATGGTAAGAATGGTCTTGACGGAGAAGGAAGCATCTCTGCTGATCTTGACGATGAAATGCAGTCTGTAGCTTGCTCTCTGGACGGTACAGTGGTATTTGGTTTGCCCATCACGACGACATTCTCTATGTTCTACGGAACAACCGAGCTTCCTCTTGATTCTCTTTCTGTAGGCAGCATTACAGGCGTGACAGCAACGGCTGATCGTAGCACGGGGATAGTTAAGGTAACAGCTATTACTGCTGCGGTGGCTGATGTAATTCGTATACCCATAACGGGACGGGTAACATACAAAGGTTCTCAGTATGAACGTACCCTGCATTTGTCGATAAACAAAGTGAAGCCCGGGGAAAATGGAGAGGATGGGACCGACGGGGCAAATGGTCAGAACGCGGTCATTTACTCGCTTCAGCCATCGACCAATATCATAAAGAGAGATGCTGACGGGAACAGTGATGTCTCGAATATATCCTGCCGGGTGATGAAGACCGACGGAGCTTCTACTGTCGTATCCTCTCTGCCGGTTGGCTACTCAATGGATTATATTATAGACTCAGGGAATGCGACTAGCTATACTCCGGATAAGCAAATATCCGTCTCCGGGATAACAGATAAGATACAGTTCCGGCTTTACAATGAAACATCGGGAGTAGTACTGATCGACCGCGAAACGATTGCTGTTGTCTCAGACGGGAAGAAGGGGCTTGACGGTATAAATGGTGAAGATGGTAAAGACGGGCTCAGTATTACGTGGAAAGGGGATTTATCAAGCGCTCCTGCCAATCCTCAAAAAAACTGGGCTTATCGCAATACCAGTAATGGTATCGTCTATATCTATAACGGCACCGCTTGGGAGTTGATGGTTGCGGACGGTCAGGACGGAACAGATGGTACTGACGGCACGGATGGCCTGAGTGTTTTCATTACATACCATGACAGCGAAGATGAACCATCCCGTCCGACCGGAAGCGGGACAAGCGGAGGATGGCACACTAACGCAACAAAAGATGTTGTCTGGATTTCTCAGAAGGTCGCTTCAAGCGCTTCTTCCGGCACATGGGGTGATCCTATACGATTCAAGGGATTACCGGGTAAATATACGGAGCTACGGTATAAGTATGCTTTCGGAAAGCCTGCTACGCCTACCGGTACAAATCCGGCAGGATGGTCCCTTTCTCCGGATCGGGAGGATATTACCTTCTCGTATTCGGGTAACTTTACAAAAGACGGTGATTACTATGTCTCTCCATCCCCTGCATCTCATTCCTCGACATACAAGCAAAGAGTGTCATTTACGACAAGAAGAGCTAATCAGATGATACATATAGAGATTAATGTATCATCTGAGCAGAACTACGACAAGGGTATTGTAGAAGCCCTTGATATGTCCTATCACATGGACAACGAACATGCCTGGGTGGGAAGCGGAGTGACTAACGCGGTGGTGGATATTGCAGTGCCTACAGCTGGCAGTCACTTTGTTGAGATTGTATACACGAAAGACGGCAGCACAAGCAGTAACGAGGACAGAGTCAAGTTCCGTATGCTCGATCCTACTACCTGTTGGTATTCCACCGCGGTGATTGATGGTAAAACAACTCCTTCCTGGAGCGAGCCTGTCATATTCCCGACAGACTCCAAGACCGAGGAACAGGTTTATCTGCTTGCCAAGTCGAACCTGACTATTGACATGCCGGCGTCTAACGAATATGTAAATGAGTATATCGGTGATGCTCCTGAATATAGCAGTACTAAATCCTACAGTATAGGTAATGTCGTGAAATACAATAACGTCTACAAGGTTGCTATAAAGGCCGGCATCGGTAATGCTCCTACAAACGCTTCGTACTGGGAAGATGTGCTCTGGTGGACGGATAATCCTCGTGGAGCATCGGAAACTTATCCTTATGAGTACACTTGTGAACGTACTCTACAAGATGGAAAATGGGGAGCATATAAGAACTATCACCTGTTCGGGCATTACGGGAAGGACGGCGAACCGGGAGAGGATGCAAATCTCCTTCCCTGGGTAGAAGATTGGAACAATAATAAAACAGAAATAGGTGGAGAATACCTTATTTCACCTAAGATATTTTCTGGAACCAAGGATAGCAGTGGGAAACTGACCGGTATTGCATTAGGAAGAGATTGTATTACAGTCGATGGAGAGAAAAGAACGGGAATCTTTGCTCTTGTGGGTGGAAATATTGTATTTAAACTTGACCCAATATCCGAAGAGTATGAGTTTCAGGGTAGTGTGGTGGCAGATTCAATTACAATGAAAGATTTTGCACATCTTTCACAGGCTATATTTAAAGGAGACTTTATGTTCTCTCAACAAGGAATAGATGCTGATGGGAATCCAACCTCCAATTATCAAGAATTTAATCAGGAAAATCCGCAGGGTGGGAATTTTAAACCTAATCTGGCATTCAATCTTAAAACAGGGGATCAATATTCGAATGGGGGACATGTATATGGATTTGCGACCAATACTCCTATACAAGCTAATGGTACTTCAGTAGATCCCGACAAGGTTGCTTACAGTAAAGTGAACATATTATTTAGCGGAACTTCTTCCTTGCGTTTGCCTAATGATAAGAAGTTTGATGGAGTTGAATTCACAATTGTAAGTACTGCTTCCCGATCATTTGATGGTAGTGCAAATATTTATAGGGAAGGTGGAGGAGATACTAATTACTCAGCTACAGGTATACACTACAAAGGTGTAGAAATTAGGACGTGCTATATGAGATCGGAAGGGTCATTTATAAGGTTGATCGCTCATTGGAACGGTTCTAAATTAAAATATTACGTAGTCGGTCATAGTGATAATTTTGCCATGATTGAGCCTATTTTAAACACTCAAGGAACAAGTGCAACACTGGGTATATGGTTTGTAGATCGAGTTTATACATCAAGTACTAGCATGCGAGTCTATTATAACGATATTAATTTATTCTTATTTATGCTCAACGTGTATAGTGGAAAAGACGCTCCTAATACTGGTGGTTTAAACTTTACTTCTCCAAGTAGTTGAGTTTTGTTCAATGTATAACAACAAAGAATCAAGATAATATATATGCGAGCAAAAGGTACAATAATCAAGTTGGCAATCTCCATCGACCTCCCTTCAGGACTGACGATGGATGATGTGGACTTCCAATGCCGCTTCTTTGTCTTCTCCGCCTCACAGGTGATAGAGAAGTCTCAGATGGTACGCATTAATGAGAACAGCTACAGCTGCTATGTTGACACTAAGATTATCGGATCGGGGGAAATCTGGCTGGAGACTACGGCTTACCTTCCTGATTCCGACTATGAAGGCGGAACAAGAGTAGAGGTAGATAAGATGAATACCGGTATAAAGACAGTGTAAAATGGGATGCATATCTGTACATATCGAGGCTGTCAACGGCATTGGAAATGTCTCGGCCAAAGCTGATGAGATGAAGGTTTCCGCTTCGGCAACGGGCATGAAGGTGTCGATAGGGGTTGTCTGTGATGTTGGTAAACAGGCTTATCTAAAAGTTGACCCTGATTACATATGGCTGATTCCTTCGAACAACTTTGAGGATAACGTCGATGTGTTGTCCAATGTGGTATGGCATGCTGTGCAGGAAGAATGATATAGTTAATTGATTTGTTTTATTTAAATTTTGTATTATGGCAAAACCTAGTTGGTTAAAATTAAATCCGTCTACCGGATCAGGTAACGGGACAATTGCAAATAGCGCAGACGCTCACACTGGGCGTACTGCTCGTACAGGAACAGTAACGGTGACCGGTGTCGGTGTATCCACTCCTTCGACCTATAAGGTAACTCAGTCACCGAAGTCTGAGTTTGCTTCCTTTGATAATGGTTCTGAGATGTCTGCTCCTAAAACAGCAGGAACAGTGACCGTCGAGGGTAAAACAAACTCTTCGAAATTGACGTTTGCGTGGGCGGGAAGCGTAACAGATGTTACCTTGCCTGCAAAGTATAGCGCGAATGGAACGCAGATTAACAATGCGGCTACTATTACCGGTGACCCGGGAGCTACTGCGGAATTTCCTTTCTCTATCGAGTTGGAGTTTCCTAAAAACGATACTATCGAAGAGGTCGTTAGAACCTTAAAGGTGACGGCCAATGGCGGACAGGCTGCTCAGATTGCTATCAAACAGGCTGCCGGTGATGCTACATTGTCTGTTTCTCCGGCGGAAATTACTATTCCTCAGAGTGGATCTGCTGTATCCGTCAATGTTACGTCTAACACTTCTTGGACTGCCGCATAGTGAGCATGCAAATTCCTTGGAAAGAAGGAGAAGGCAACATCGTTATCACTCCCGGTTCAAATGGAACCGCAAGCGTGTCAAGCGATGTTGCCAACGAAGGACTCGACAGGGAGCAGACTGTTGTGTTTAGGACAACTAATAGTGGAGTACAGGCATCTGTCTCCACTACCATCTCCCAAATAGGCAAGAGACAGGCATTTGCTGTTTCTGAAGGACGTTTCTTGCTGTCGGATGGAAGTACGTTTAATGTGATTAAAAAAGAGTTTGCATGAGTGATTATAATAGCGGATTTACAGGGGATAGAGTTGTAGAATTGCTAAACATGATTCCCAACTTGGCAAAGGCAGACTTGTCTAACGCTATGACTGTATCCTTGGGACAGAATGGATATGCTAAGTTTAACAATGGTTTATTAATACAATGGGGTTACAAGGCAGCAAGTTCTAGTGGTACTAATACTACTTATACATCTATATCGTTTTATAATGCTGCATATGTTCCCGTTATTACTTATTATGAACCGGGCAACGGTATGAATATTGTCACAGGCCTTATTATAAATAAACAGACTAGTTATTTCACGATAAGGACTAGATATGCAGTGGGAGATTCAAACGGTACCGGTGCAGGAACTAATTCTTTTTATTGGATAGCCGTCGGGCGTTGGAAATAAATAATATTATGGCAAAATATTGGAAACAAGGATTCTACGATGAGCTGCAAGAAGGCTCAGTAGAGATAACGGAAGAATACTGGCAGGAGTTGCTGGACGGTCAGTCATCCGGAAAGGAAATAAGGGAGAACGAAAGCGGCTATCCCGTATTGGTTGATCATGAGTATACCCTTGATGAACTAAAAGAGATGAAGATAGCGGATATTAATGCTTATGACAAGTCAGACGCTGTGAATTCATTCACTCTCTCCGGAAAGAGAATGTGGCTTACCAAAGAGGACCGCGTAGGTCTTGTTAATTCAATCAATATTGAGAAGCAGGCCGGAAGACTGGACACCGTTTTATGGTTTGATGCGGTAAAGTATACGATACCTGTTTCAAGTGCTCTCCTTATGCTGAACTCATTAGAGTTATACGCTCTTGATTGCTATAATGTGACGCAGCAGCATATTGCTGTAGTTCGGGGATTGCAGACGGGAGAGGAAGTCGAGTCTTACAACTACAAGACCGGTTATCCGAATAAACTAGAGTTTTCATTATAAACAGATAAAACTATGATTTTGACACTACTATCATTATTGGTTTTCGCATCTTATGTTGGTGTGATGATTTACAAGACAAAGGGTATCCCTTATTCTATTTCCGATACCTATTACATTCTGAGTAACAGGTATTGGTTCGGTATATGCATGATTCTCCCGTCTTTGTTGTTGCTTCCGGCCGCATTGGATGCAAGTACAGAAAACAGTCAGTTCCTGATCTTTCTTTCTGTAGTCGGAATGATTGTATTGGGAGTATCCCCGAATTTTAAAGGAGCACACAAGAAAGCTCATATAGCCGGCGCAGTGATGTCGCTTGTATTCTCCCAGATATGGGTAGGATGCAATTCGTGGTACTGGCTGCTGCTATGGGCCGCATTTCTGATCTACGCAATAACATTTGTAGTCAAGAATTGGTCAGGGAATCTTATATGGGACCTGACCGCATGCAAGTCGATGTTCTGGGTTGAGTTAATTTCATTGTTAACCGTTTACTTAACTTGTTTACTATGAAAGAAGCTATAGTACATACAACTACAGGCGGATTTGCGGCAATCGCTACCGCATTTGTTTCTGAGTCATTGCAGAATATGATTCCGTGGCTGATTGTATCATGCGCGGTAATCCTGTGTGATCTTCTCTTCGGTGTCAGAAAAAGTATGCTAATGGGTGAAAAAGTCAGATTCTCGCGTGCAATTCGTGCGACTATGGGAAAGATGGTTACTTATTTTGCTTTTGTCTGCATGGTCTGCATGATCACTGTGGCAAGTCATAGCGAATATCCTATTGATGTGTATTCCTGCTTATTGGTATGCTTCATCGAAGGGTGTTCGATTGTCGGCAATATATTGAAACCAAAGGGGATCAATATAAATGTAATTGGAGCTTTGGGAGTCTTTGGAAAGAAGGTGTTCAAGGTTGACAAGGAAGATGTCAGAGATATAATACAAGAAGAAAATAATGAGTTGAATCAAAGGAAATAATTATAGGAGGAAAAGTATATGGCAGATGTGAAGAAATTGGCACCGTTTATTGAAGAATGGAAAGACATAAGTGGGTATGAAGGATTTTATATGGTAAGTAATTATGGAAACGTTCGTTCTGTAGACAGATGCTTTATTCGTAAAAATGGTAAAATTTTACATCGGAAAGGGTGTAAAATATCCCCATTTATTAATAAAGACGGGTATAGACAGGTGAGTTTATGCAAAGATGGAATAGGACGAACGTACAGAGTAGCATTATTGGTCGCAGGGGCTTTTTTATGTAAAGAGGGTGGATTGGAAGTGGATCACATCAATGCAAATCGAAATGATGATAGGGTAGACAATCTGAGATATGTCACTCATAAGGAAAATTGCAACAATCTACATTTTATAGAGAAGCAAAAGATGAGAAATCTACGCATGAAAAGTCCTAAAAATAAAAGAGTTTTCCAATTAGATCAATTCTTTGGAATCGTAAAAGAGTGGATTTCTTTAAATGAAGCATGCAGGACCTTGGGGCTAGATCCATCTACGGTGTCAAAAGCATGCAGGGATTATAGAAAAACGGCTTATGGATTTAAATGGAGGTATGCATAATATGGCTAATATTGAACATTTCATACCATTTCTTATAAAATGGGAAGCTGGTATAATTAAGAAAAACAACGAGACAAACGAATCTTTTTTTCAAAGAGCAAGAAAAACAGGATGGGCCGATGACCCCGATGATTCAGGAGGACAAACTATGGTAGGTGTCACAATGGCTACTTATGAAGAGTTTTGTCGCAAAAAAGGCTATCCAAGACCTACATCTGAAAGACTAATGAATTTGTCATATGATGACTGGAAAAGCGTTTTAAAAATGTTTTATTGGGATAGGTGGAGAGCTGATGAAATAAAAAGTCAAAGTATAGCAGAGATAGTATGTGATTGGATATGGGCCTCCGGTATTCATGGTATCAAGATTCCGCAGGAATTGGTTGGTGTAATGCCGGACGGAATTGTCGGACCAAAAACTATAGCGGCAGTTAATTCTAAGAATCCACGCGAGTTATTTGATCGTATCAAGATTGCCCGCTTCGATTTTATAGAAGATATCTGCCGGAAGCGTCCCGCAAACAACAAGTTCAAACGCGGATGGCTGAACAGAGTTAACGATATCAAATTTGAATCATAATAAGAGGAGGAATAATCATGAAAGAAACATCTATAACCTTTACGAAGGGTGAGAAGAACTATGTAAGCGATGCCGTTCAGGTAAATTCTGCGGAAGTAGGATTGCAGATTACATTTGAAAAAGGCGGTAAGCTTTGGGTGTATATAAGCTATGATGGACAGAAATACTCTTCAGTGGACAGCAGAAACTACACAAAAGACTTTGCTCGTCCGATTGTCGGTTGTATCCCCGGACAATATCTCAAAATCGAATGTGAAACAGAACCGGTAAAGGCTTCTATCTTTGAATCGGAAGAATAATGGACGCAATAGGATTAAATCCAATTAAGCTTGATGCGATAGGGCTTGATCCTATTCGCATGAATGCGATACGCTTAGGAGTTCCGGGAGCTTCTTCCGGTTCCGCCCGTCCCTACATCGACCCCGACTTGCTCAAGCACGTCAAGATGGCCATCTCCACCTGGGGCAAGTCCAACGACGACCCCGACCGGGCAATCTTGAAGGACTTGTCCGGCAACGGAAACGACATGCGCCTGCTGAACTTCGGATTTGCGGAGAATAGTGGATATGGGCTGTATAGTACTGATTTTACTACATGGACAAAAAGTAGCAAAGTAACATCTGTTGATTATAAGTCATTTAATTTTGATACCAGTGCTAGTTGGGTGTTATTATATCACAAATCTAATCTTGGAAAAGATACTCCTTCCTTTAAAGTCTATATAAATGCGGATGGTGCTTTATATTATAATTACATAAATCAAGAGGGGATATTAAAGAGTATAGCCATAAAATCAGAAGACTTTGAAACGCCGGTGAGTTATAATACTTTATACATGGGAGAAACTCCTGTGATTATTGGGTTTACGACTTCCGGTGCATGTAAAGGCTCTATTACTCAACTCCCCGACTTCGAAGGCTGGCTATGTACAGACGGAGTAGACGACATAATCGAGTCCGTCAAGCCCGTCTCTGAGATGTTGGAGGGTAGCAATGAGATTACGGTGGTGAGTATTATTCATCAGATATCCTTACGTGACATCTCAGATATTCCATTAACTAATTATATCAGAGAATCTAATATTGGATATGTAAGAAATGAGCTTAGAGTTTCTCTTAATAAAACAGGAATATACGGTTATACATGCTTTAATATTCAAAGTCCTATTTCTAGCAATTCCTCAGTAATAAACAATATATTAGGAGATAAAGAAGATTATAGATTAGGTACGTATGGGAAGATATCAAACGCAAAGCTTAGTGTGCAAGGATTTATAGATAGTAGTGGTGCAATTATAGATACATCTCAAGTCGCCTACGCAGGTGGCTTTATCGCCAACAAAGTCCTAACCACCGACGAAATTAACCAAATTATCGCCTACTTCAACTTGGATCGTCCGGGACAGATCATTAAGCCTCAGTTGTACTGCAACATCAAGAAGCAGGGTATCACTAACGACAATCACGCTGAATTTAACGATCAGTTGATTGACTTTGTAGGTGGTCACAACATTCAACTAAATAACATCGGTTGGGAAGGAGAAAGTGGAATAATTGATGGTGCGTTATATCTAGACGGTATCTCCGACTTCGGCAAGGCTACAGGATTGCCTGTTTTGAAGGACTATACGGTTGCTGCCGATTATGAAAGAACTAGGATAAATATCGGCTCTAATGGTGATGCTGCTGTATTATCTAAAGCTGAATCACAGAACAATGGAGCTTTTATGTTTAATACTATATCCAATAATGGAGAAAAAATTTCTTATTCTTTCGGAGGTAGAAATATAATTAATACAGATGATACAATAAGAAGAATTTTTTATCAGTCTAAGTATATAAATAATGGTCAATACATAAATATTATACCAACATTTGTAGATAGTGATAAATTATGGCTTGGTACATATAGAGACAACGATACTAGATTCGCTAAATTAGCATTATGGTCTCTCATGCTCTTCCCCTACAGCCTCTCCGAGTTTCTATTGGAACGCCAACTGAGGAAGTACAAGGCAGGAACGCTATATCCGGATATGATCGAGTTTAGACCGATTGTAAAGAGTAATATCCCTTACTCTTCAATCTCCTACTCAGTTAATCCGGGAGTGTATGTAACCGAAGACAGCACGGTAACTATCACCATAACCTTGTCAAATGCATCTGATAAGCTAATAGGCGTATCATCTAACGCCATCAGCGACATATCCATCTCTGGAGACAATGGAACCTACGAGATAACCGGAAAGGTCACCAAGTCACCTCAGAAGATTAACATAATTATCTCCAGCTACTTGACAATGTTAGGTAACGAGACTTTAATAAGTAATGAAACATTAATTAAAAACGAATAATATGGAAAAGATATTTGATATAGCAAAAGACAATGAACAATCGTGGGGAGTCATTGCGCAAGGGATAGATAGGAACTTTGATGAGTTGTCGCAAAATGTTGCTGAATGCAAAACGGATATATCAAACAAACAATCAACAAAATTTGATGATGCAAAAACGCCGCATTCCATTTTCAAAGCCAACATTTCGCCATCATCGTTTATTGGTGTAGATATGACGGTTTCAAACGAACTTGTTGACGTATATGATGAAATATATAAATGCGATCGCACTTGTGTAAAGGTTAACCGCACAATATCATCTGGAAGGGCATGGATAACAACAAATACTAAATCACCTATAAATATTAATAATTGTCATGTGTCACTTTCGTTTGCGATAGGATTAGATACGCAAGACGATGAGCGTCCTATTGTTGCAATTGTTCTATTTAGCGGTGATTACAACGATGCGAACCACAGAGCAATTCTTCGTGTTTATTATGGCGCTATTGCTAATTATAGAAATGGATTTTTTCATATGAATTTGGCAATCAAACCATTGCTAAATCAATGGCATAGTGATATGATTGGAAGCCAATTTGATGCGGAAAATGTTACAAGTGTTGGAATATGTACATTAAGCGGTTCGCAATCTGCAAACGTGTATTTGTCGAATCTTGAGTTCCGTGAGAATATAACAAAAGGAGGTTGTTTGATTGTTATAGATAACATGAATGAAAATGTACCTTTGATGGCTGATTACGCAAAGAGTAAAGGCATAGAATGCAGCCTTTCAATAATACCATACTTTATTATTACGGGTAAAACTCATTCTTCTTTGGATGTTGTAAAAAGATTGAAAGATGACGGGCATTTTATTTTCAACCACACATTTTCGCACAACATTTCTGCAAACATGACATATGATGAGGTTATGCAAGATTACGAAAAAGCGGCAAGGTGGATGATACGCAACGGATTCAAAGATGGTTCGAGGATATTGAGTAATCCGTCAGCCGCCTATCCTACAACACGGTATTTGGCGCAAATGAACTCTTCGGTAAAAATGATCTACCACCATTGGGCGGGAGAGGGTCTTACGGATAAATATATGATAAGTTATCCAGAATATCCAATGACCCGATTGTTGAACATTACGGCACTTGATTCGCAGGTTAAAATAGACAATGTTCAGGAGGGCATTGGATATATGGTTGAGAGTGTAAGACAAGCGGTAGAATGTGGTGGTTTGGCTGTCTTGGGATTTCACGGCGAATCTTGGGATAACCGTTTGAAAGATGCAACATATTCAAACAATGGTGATGGATGGAAAGCATTGATTGACCAATTATCTCAAATTGAAAATGTCACATTCTACACGATTGAGGATATTTTGGAAGGATTATATTTATAAAAGCTCACTTAATTCCCTTCCGTATTAGGTATGTTATTCACATTTTTATAAAAAACAATTATGAAATACACTATATTCCCAACAATTGACTTGCAAGAGGTTCCTCAAGAGGAAATAGACAAGCGCAACCTTGTACCTCGTAAGAGTGTAAATGAAAGTGAAACTTTGATGAAATGTCAGCACTATGCTGAGTTATTTCCTCACAAAATGATTAAAACTATTGCTGACGATGGATCGGAAGAGCTATCTTTCCCTTATCCTACCTACGAAGGCGAAGAGTTGAATACTTTATTGTCCGGTCCGGATTGGTCATCAAGTGAAAGTATCATATGAAATCTCTCCCTTGGATATTAGTCTGCCTGCTTGTATGCGTGGTCGTGTGGATGCGTTGTAATCCGCACGATCCACAAACCATGTATGTAAAGGGAGATACGATAAGAGTAAGGGACACTATAGTTGACATCGTGCTTATGCCGGTAAAGGAGACCTTAAAGCGTACCGATACGGTGTATTTACCGATTATGGTAGATACCACTACCGACAGAACCGTAGAAGGCGACTCGGTTCCGGTACTTATCCCGATCACAAGTAAGGAGTATAAGACTGATAATTATCGTGCAGTGGTTAGCGGTTATAAGCCCAGCCTAGACTTTATGGAAATCTACGGAGAAAAGGAAATCATCACTCTAAAACCGAAACAAAAACGCTGGGGCCTTGGCCTGCAATTTGGATACGGCTATCCAGGTGGATTGTATGTCGGTGGTGGGGTTAGTTATAATTTATTTATGTGGTAATACCGGCACTATCTTCACAGACTGTTTCCGGTATGAAAAGTTTAAGTTGTATTATATAACAATTGACTGCGGAAAAT